GCCACGTGATACGTTGTCATTTTGTTTGCACCGTAATAATTTCATTTTTCCTCTTGGCCCTGTAATTCAGTGGTTTGTCAATGGGACCCGCGATTCTAACTATTCCGTCCGATGAAATTTCGATGGTCGTCAAAGTCGGTGTAGGGGTCGGTGTAGGGGTCGGTGTAGGGGTCGGTGTCGGCATTGATGCAACTGGCTGCATTGCAAATTGACAAACTGCTTCCCCGCCTTTCTCGTAATATTCAATTTTTAATTGGTGATCGCCGGCAGGAACCGCGCGTTGTACCTGATATGTGGTGGGGCCTTGTTCAAACCATTTGTCTAAAATCATAACATTATCAATCCACAATCTCGCGCCGTCATCCGTGGTTACGGTGAAGAGAACATCGCCACCCGCGAACGTAAACATGCCCGTCCACCGCACTGAAAAATTATCAGCGCTGATCGGTCCATTCACGCCCCAATTGTAATTGATGGCAGATTCACAGGCCGTTTTTACGGGCGTGCCCGAAAGATCAACATTATTAAAATACTGCGCAAGCCATTGTCCATTTGGGCAAGATGTTATTGGAATTGGAACTAGCGCAGTCTTCTCGATGGCACCAATGTCCCAGATCATATTATCCTCAATCTAAAACGTCTGCGGCGGTGATTTCCTCGCGCAGTCTCAGTTCATATCTGAACCATTGTTCCGGAGTGCCCTCGTGGTAATACACGCCGATGGGCTCTGGCAAGAAATTTGATTCTTTCCGAACGTGCAGCACATTACCGGGATAGCCGTCGATGTCCGGCACAAAATAAAATCCACCGCCCGCCACCGCGTCGTGCATTGCTCGAAATTCTGCGAGCAGAGATGCCGGAACCACGAATATGTATATCGGCGTGCCTCTCGAGAATAACTCATACTCAAAGGTGACGCCCCGTCCCGTCTCGAGAAGAACCTGCTCTCGAGTCACGGGATATGGATTAGACAGCGGATCCCATGACACGGGCAACATGACGAGACCCGATGGGGCAGTTTCAGCGTAATATGCCGGTAATCCCATTATGACGATACTCCCACTCCAGCACCTCGGAGAATTTTAACCCATTTTTCCTTGACGCTGTCGGTATTATTTGTCAACGCTTCCGTTATTTCCGGAATGACATCGTCCCGCACCGTCTCGCGGCTTATCTCGTCCGTGAAAGTGAATTCATTGTTTATGACCTCATTGTCTTCTACATTTATCATGACCTGCGACACCGTGGAATTGACGGCTGACACGCCTGGAAATCCGGGCACCTCGGCAATGTTCGCCACGGTCTGGAAATTTGTTCTGGTATCCGCGGCGGCGGGCATCATGCTCTTGAGAGTCGCCAGTATCTCCTCGGTGACCACTCGCACCTTGTCAACGGCATCTCGGACCACATTCTCGGTCTTGCTTGCCGGATTGGCGGGAGACGGGAGTCCCGTGAGCAATCTCGACAGCGCGTCCAGTATGCTCTGGGCCAGATCTCCGCCACCGGCTATCTGCCGCAATTTTTCGACCGCGTCGCCCACCAGCTTGCTCAGGCTGTTTGCTATGCGCGGCATCTCTCCGGAAGCCTTTGACGAGGCTTCCTTTATCTGCCGATATTTTTCGATGAGCGCCGGGATGGGAAGTCCGGACATCTCGAGAGCCTTCGCAAAATTTTCCACGTCGTCGCCGAGACGATCGATGATGATCCCAAACGGCGTTCCGATTTCCTCCAGTATGCTGAGAGCCTCCTCGAGATTTGCCGCGCCCGCCGTCGCATTGAGAACCTGATCAAGAAAATCTAATGTCTTGTCTGGGATCAAATTTTCTGAAACGCTCTTCACGGCCTCGGCAAATGTATATAGTTTTGGAATTACGGGATTTAAGGCGTTTTGAATATCATTCCATTGAAATACGAGTTCCCGCATCTGAGCATTCAGTTCGGCCGTGCTGTTGCCCAATTCATCTTGTATATTGATCTGTCTCTGTACTTCTTGAATTTGATCATTGATTGCCGTAGCCTGTGCCTGAAGTTCTGCTATATGCTCCTCGGTATTTGCGGCAATCTGCGCCCTGTATGCGGCCAATACATTGACGCTCTCAACCGCCCTGACAGATGGCGGTTTCAATGCCTCTATCTGAGACTGTATGCCAAAAATCACGTTTCTGAAGACCGGCTCGAGAGTGGCTATGGCCTGAGCGGCCACCGTGGCCTGCTTTCTTCCCTCCGCGCCAAACTTCTGCGCGTCATCCAGGAAACCCTGCCACATCTCGCGGACCTTGGCCTCGGCCTCCCGGGCTCCCTCATAGGTCTGCCTTCCGGCGGCATACAGCTTGTCGGCGGTGTCGATGAATCCGGTCAGCGACTTTGCGAATGGATTCTGCGTTTCCTCAACAAACTGATTGGCGAAGAGATGGGTGTTGCCGAGCGCCCGCACTACGGCAACGGCTGCCAGACCGACCGCCGCGATGGCGGCGAGGACCGGATGATCTTTAATCGCACTGGACAATGCTTCTGCAATTCTCTTTCCAAGTTTCTGAAATTCTTCTATTAATGGTGCTATCAGTTCTACGATAACAGCCTTGATGAATGCAGCCGCGAAGTCCTTGGCAATCTTCGCGGCTATCTCCACTATGGACTTTGACTCGAGCAATGCATCGGCAATGCCGTTCGCCAGATCATTTATGATCTTGGAGGTAACTCTGGAAATTTCTTTCTCAAAGTCAGACATCTCCTTTGCATTGGCCTTCATCAATTCTCGCAGCTTGGCTAGTCGATCAAGCACCGGATCGAGCTGAACTCCGAGTATCCTGGCACTCTCGGCCGCCTGCTCTATGACCTTGTCAAGAATTTCCAAGATCTGTGCGTCGGCAAACCCGGCCTCCTCCATGCGCCTTACGTCCTCTGTGGCCGCGCTCATCTGCACGGCCATGTCGTCGACGGCCTTCATGCCAGCATTGGCCATTTCTTCCCACGCCTTCACGCCGTCCGCGCTGTCCTCCATGGCCTTTTTCTGATCAATGAGCGCCTGAATGGATGGATCGAGGGAGATCTTGAAAACTTTTGCGAATTCAGCTGCCTTGTCAAGACTATTGCCAAACAAGGTGGCCTGCTCGGCTGGACTGAAAAAGTCCAGTCTCCTGATCGCCACTGCCAGGTCGTCTATCTGCTTCTTGCCTTCTGAGAAATTTTTAAGAGCTTCGGACGTGATCTCACTGGTTGGCAGCGAGAGACCTGGAAGTCCCTCTCCAACGGGTAAATTGATCGTTGGGACCGGTGTCTTGGCCAGTTCCTTTAGCATCTCGCCGACACGCTCGAACGCCTTGGCCTGATCATATAACGCAGCAGTACTCCCGGTAACTCCAATTCTATGAGCCCGCTGCGCCTCGGTGGCAGCCACAATCTTGTCGGCGTACACCGCCACCACGTCGTCGGCGCTGAAATGTTGAAGCAGGTAGTCTAGTTCTCGATTCAGTTCGGTAGCGGGTGCCAGTTCTGCAGTGAATTTCTCGCGAAGCCTCTCGTGCGCCTTTCTCAATTCCTCGGCAGCCTTGAATTGTTCTGCCAATTCTTCCGCCGAGGGACCAGTGGATCCACGCTGAGTTATGTTTCCGGCTGCCGCCACCCTGGCCATCGCGGCGGTCAGGGAATTTGACTGCTGGGCGACTCTTGCCATCGCCGCGGTCAAACTATTTGATATATCAGACACCGGCTTCGTAGACTTGGCCGCGTTGTCCATTGCCGCGGAAAGGCCATTTATGTAGGCCGTCGCGGCCTTGATCTCCATACCTGATCTGATGAGTTGTGGTAATATTAAGGCAATTGCCACTTCCTTGACCGGGCCTATCAGCGTGTCAATTATAGTCTTAAAGCCCTTCAGGTCATTTACAATCTCGCCGATTGCAAACTTGCCAAATGCGCCCGCCAGATTGAGAATGGCTCCGGCAAGCTCGCCCGCGGACGATTTCACCTTGTCAAATTGTTCGCCGAGATTCAGCGCGTCTATTATTATGTTCTCGAGTTCCCAAGCGGCAATGACCGTACCGACAACGGCCAGCGGCGTGGCCAATTTGGACACAATCCCCGCAAATCTGTCCACACTTATGCCGAGCTTGGCGAATTTCTCACCCACCTCGGCCAGTTTCAGATATTGAAGTATGATTGCCAGACCGGCCACGAATGAAGTCAGTTTGGTGATGATTAAGAGTGCGGGTCCCGCAGCCGCCGCGAGCAGCGCCATTCCACCAACGAAACGCTGCATGCCGGGCGACATTTCTTGAAATGCCTTGATTGCCGGTTTAAGACCCTCGTCGATCAGACGTCTCAATGCCGGTAAAATCGTGTTATTTATCACCGGCCCGATGGCATCAAATAGGGAAATACCGAGGGCCTCGACATTATTTTTAAAAATGGTTATCTGAGAGTCGGTGGTTTTTGTCCTCTCGCCATACGCCTTTATGAAATCTGCAGTTGACTGAACCTGATTATCCTGAACATCCAGGGCTCTTGTCAATTGTTCACTTCCAAGAGAAAGCGCAAGCAATGTGTCGCGAACACGAACTTCACTCAATTGCATTGCTTCCAGCGTGGCAAATACGTTTCCACCTTCAGCCCTGATTCTCTTTAAACCCTCGACAAATGCCAATACGGCCCCGGCCGCGCCGCCCTCAGTCTTGAATGAGTCACGGAATTCATTGGTAGATTTCTTGGCAACTGCGGCAAATTGTTCCAACCTGACTCCACCAGATGCCACAGCCGTGGCCATATTGGCGAGCACGCGCGACAGGGCCGTGCCGCCTGCCTCCGCCTGCACTCCGGTGGACGCCATCGCAGTTGCGAATGCCAATACCTGCCCGCTCGTCAGACCGACGAATGTGCCGACTCTGGCAACGCGAAGACCAAAGGTGGCTATCTCACTCTCAATTGCGGGAAATGCCTTGCCGAGAGCAAATAGAGTTGCGCCAAGCTCATCAACTTGATCTTTCGGCAGGCCGGTCAAATTTGAAAATCTGGCGAGAAAATTGGCAGCCGCCTCACCGGAGAGATTCGTGACCGCAGCCAACTGCGCCATTGTCTGGGCAAAATTGGCGATGTTGGGGGTCTCCACTCCCAATTTGGCTGCGGTCGTCGCAATATTGGCGAACTCCGCGGCGGTCGTCGGCGTGGTCGTGGAGAGATCAATCAATTGCTGGCGCAGCACGCCAAGTTCTTCACTGCTGGCATCGAGAACCTGACGAACGCCCGCAAACGCCGTTTCAAATTCCTTGCCAACTTTCACGGCAAAGGCACCAATTCCCACTATGGGAACTGTCAATGCCGCGGTCAGTGCGAAGCCTATCTGGTTGATGCGTGTCGCAATGGGATAGAAATTTCGATCAAACTTGCGCAGCTCGCTAGACATTTGACCGAAGGCCGTATTGAAAGAATCGGTGAGTCTTGTCGCGGCGACGCTCCCCAAATGTCCCAGATCGCTGAGGCCGGTCGCCGCCTGCTGTGCGAATCTGTTTGCCGTGGTGAGACCGGCAGTCAGGCCACCCAGATCATTGACGGTCTGCCGTATCCCGACGCTTCCCAAATGCCCCACGTCGGCGACGCCCGTTGCCGTCTGTCTGGCAAATCGATTCACCTCACTGAGCCCGGCAGTCAAGCCGCCGAGATCATTTACGACACGACCAACCGCCGGAACTCCCAGATGCCCGATGTCGCTGACACCGGTCACAGTCTGCCGCGCGAATCTATTCACTTCACCGAGTCCGGCGGTCAAGCGCCCAAGGTCATTGACGACTTGATTTATGGCGGCGCTGCCGAGGTGCCCGAAGTCGCTGACACCGGTCACCGCCTGTCGGGCAAATCGGTTTACGTCGCTGAGCCCAGAAGTCAATCCTCCCAGATCATTGGCCAGTCGGTTTACGGAGGCACTTCCGAGATGACCGAGATCGCTGACGCTCTTCGAGGCAGCCTTGACCGTGGTGTCAAATAGGCGCACCTCGCTCACCATCTTCTGTATTTCGGCAACGAATTGATTTATGTTCGTGCGAAATTGCGCAAAGAGTGATCCAACTTTACCCTCGGAGGGCATCGCTTACCTCATTTTCTAGATTTTCCATGACTTCTTGATATGTTGCCTCGAAGGCGGACGCAAAGAATGGCCGGGCTGTCATGTGAGCAGTGCCGAACTCCAGAAGTATTCCGTGAGAACCCTCGGGTCGTCCGGGACCAACGCGAACAATGACTTCGCCCGGCGGGGCATTCATCACCTGCGCGGTCATGGACCTGCTCAATGCTCCGGTGCCGCGCGGGGCCGTGGCCGCCGCCCTCTCGATCAGGGGCTCGACGGCTCGGAGCGTGGCCTCGCGCAATATACTATCTTTCAGGTCTCTCGCGATGGCCTCCAATTCTGCCTCGAATTTTCCCAGTCCCTCAAATCCGTCCAACTATACCTCCGGTCTGCGAGCGACTATGGCATTCTGGGCATTCATGATGGCCATCCATTTTTCTTTCATGCTCTTCGGGGTCTCGGGTTTTTTGCGAAGATTGAATGCCTCTGGCATGAAGTCCTGAGGCGTGAATGCGGGCTGGTCCTTGCCGCGATTGATGTTGGCCAGTGTCGCACACGTCAGGCCCGTGCGCAGCCACGCGCCATACTCGCCGTATGCCTCGAGTTGTTCGAGCATGAACCAGTTGTGGAACTCCTCGACCGTCATCCGATCGAGGAGTTCCTCGCGGGTCATTTTGAGATGA